CAAGAACGTATTGCTGGAATGCAGACTGGAGCCAAGATTGCTATGGACAAGTCTAATTTATCTGCTAAACAACAAGAAGCAGGATTACGTATGGGTATAGAACTCGCAAGAGAAGCTGCGCAAGAAGATCAAGCAATGCAGCAGATGCAACAGAATCAGCAACAACCAAGAAAGGAAGATGAGTGAGCAACGACCTCCTAAATTATCTTATTACTAGGGTAGATGGAGAATTAACAACCATAGAGCAAGATTTAGCGGTAGGGCAAGCTAAAGATTACGCTGAGTATAAACACTCGTGTGGAATCTATAGAGGGCTGCTATTGGCAAAAAATATACTAACCGAAACATCAGAAAGGATGGCAAACGACGATGAGTGAACTTCTTATCGGCACGAACCCCGATAATCCAGAAGAAGCAACAGTACTACCTGATACTGCTGAGCGTAAAGCAAAGCAACTACCAGAACCCTCTGGTTATCGCATTTTGTGCGCAATTCCCGATATAGATCAACAGTACGAAAGTGGACTCGCTAAGGCAGATTCAACTGTGCATAACGAAGAACTACTAACTACTGTTTTATTTGTAGTGAAAATGGGGCCGGATTGTTATAAAGACAAAGACCGTTTCCCTAGTGGGCCTTGGTGTAAAGAAGGAGATTTTGTCCTTGTAAGACCACATTCAGGCACACGAATAAAAATTCACAACAAAGAGTTTCGTATGATTAACGACGATAGTGTCGAAGGGATCGTAGAAGATCCTCGTGGCATTTCACGTGCATAGGAGAGGGTTATGGCAGAAGCTGAGAAAAAAGAAGTAGAACAGGAAGAGCCGGACTTTGTAATAGAAGGCGAAGAAACAGAAGAAGTAGAACTTAAAGTCGAAGACGATACTCCTGAAGAAGACCGTAATCGGTCTCCAATGCCTAAAGAAATAGTAGAGGACTTGGAGAAAGATGAGTTAGACAACTATTCAGATGGAGTAAAAGAACGTTTTAAGCAGATGAAAAAAGTGTGGCATGACGAACGCCGCGCTAAAGAAGCTGCCCAACGAGAGCATCAGCAAGCTATAGAAATGGCTAAAAAGGCTTTAGCAGAAAACAAAAAACTGCAAGAAGAAGCTAAAAAAGGTCGTGAAGCGTATTTAGATTCAGCTAAGAAGTCTATTGAATACGAAACTGAAATGGCTAAACGAGCCTATAAAGATGCGTATGAATCAGGTGATACAGACTCTATTGTTGAAGCTCAAACTAAACTTTCTGAAGCAAGTTATAGAAGACAACAAATTGAAAATTATCAACCTCCTAGACAGGAGGAAGAAAATAGTGTAAATAGTACATCAACTGAAGCTGTTAAGCCTCAACTAGATTCTAAAACCATGGCGTGGCAAGAGCGCAATACTTGGTACGGAACAGATGAAGAAATGACTGCGGCGGCCTTAGGGTTCCACCAAAAGTTAGTTCGACAAAAAGGCGATGCTTACGTAGGCTCAGATGATTATTGGTCGGACGTTGACACAACAATGCGCCGCAGATTCCCTGAGTATTTTGGGGAAGAAAATTCATCGGACGGGGGCGGCAAGCCTGTTCGTGCAGAAAACAAACCCGCCACAGTGGTTGCACCAGCATCCCGAAGTACATCTTCCAAACGGATCGTACTAAAGCAGTCACAGGTAGCGCTAGCTAAAAAACTTGGCTTGACACCTGAACAATACGCTAAAGAACTTAGGAGATTGGAGAACCAAAATGGCTAATAATAGTAAAGATACTAGACTTGCACGCGAATTAGAATCACGCGATACAGCGGAAAGACCTAAACAATGGGTAAGACCGGAAGTACTTCCAGAACCAAACCGAAAACCTGGATTTACGTATCGTTGGGTTAGGGTTGCAATGTTAGGACAGCAAGACCCACGTAATGTCTCGTCCAAAATGCGAGAAGGTTGGGAACCTGTTTTGGCTAGCGAGCAACCACATTTACAAATGCTTGTCGATCCCAATAGTCGTTTCAAAGACAACATTGAGGTCGCGGGTTTGTTGCTTTGCACGATGCCTGACGAGATGGTTGAGCAACGTAGAGAATACTTTACGAAGCAAAATGAATCTCAAATGGAATCTGTAGACAACAATTTTATGCGAGAGAATGATCAAAGAATGCCTTTGTTCAAAGAAAAGCGTTCAACTACATCATTCGGTAAAGGTAAATAAATTTTTTTTAGAGAGGTTATAACATGGCTACTGTAGCTGCCCCTTATGGGCTTCGGCCTATTAATCGGGTTGATGGCATGCCTTACGCTGGTGCAACAGATACTTTTCTGATTGATCCAGCTGGTGAAGCCACCAACATTTTTTATGGACAAGTCGTTATCATTGGCGCTGACGGGTATATCGCCCTATCAACCGCTACTGGTGCTGACATTACTACTAACAACCTTGGCGGTTCTGGCGTAGGTGCTATTGGTGTGTTTGTTGGTTGTGAGTATGTAAATGCTCAAGGCCAAGTCATCAACGCTCAATATTATCCATCAGGTACTTCTAACGGTGGAGAAATTAAAGCTAAAGTGATTACTGACCCATCTGTAGCTTTCCAAGCTCAACTAGATGGATCTGGTGCACAAACAGTTTTGGGTAATAATACATTCTTCGCTGCTGCACAAAGTACATCTACTGGTAGTACTGCTACTGGTAACTCTACTAGTGCTCTGGATGCTACTGTTCAAACAGCAGCCGCTGCCTTCCGTATTGTAGGTTTTGTCTCCGAACCAGGTGACGCATTTACAGACGTTTTGGTAAAGTTTAACCCCAGCGCCCATTCATATGGCAATAACGTTGGATTATAAGGAGATATGTAAATGGCTATTTCACGCGCCCAACTACTGAAGGAACTCCTTCCAGGGCTTAACGCTTTATTTGGCATGGAGTATGCTAGATACGGTGAAGAGCACAAGGAGATTTTTGAAACCGAAACTTCTGAGCGTTCATTTGAAGAAGAGACAAAGCTATCCGGCTTCGCAGCAGCACCTGTGAAGGATGAGGGTAACTCTATCGCTTACGATAATGCACAAGAGGCTTGGACTGCTCGCTATAACCACGAAACCATTTCGCTTGGTTTTTCTCTTACTGAGGAAGCCATCGAGGATAACTTGTATGACTCATTGTCATCTCGTTACACCAAAGCGTTGGCTCGTGCTATGGCATTCACTAAGCAGACCAAAGCAGCAGGAGTTCTTAACAGCGGCTTTACTGCTGGCGTAAACGGTGGAGACGGAGTACCTCTGTTTTCTACTGCGCACCCACTAGTAAGTGGCGGCACAAACAGTAACACCCCAGCTGTCCAAGCTGACCTTAATGAGACTTCTCTAGAGGCAGCTGTGATTCAAATCGCTGCATGGACAGATGAGCGTGGCCTACTGATTGCTGCTAAGCCTCGTAAACTCATTGTTCCACCAAACCTAATGTTCGTTGCTACCAGACTCCTAGAGACTGAGGGACGAGTTGGTACGGCAGACAATGATATCAATGCACTTGCAAACAACGGTTCTATCCCAGAGGGTTACACAGTTAACCACTTCTTGACAGATACCGATGCTTGGTTCCTTTCAACTGACGTACCTAATGGTATGAAGCACTTCGTTCGTTCGCCTATGGCTAACTCTATGGACGGAGACTTTGACACAGGTAATGTCCGTTATAAGGCTCGTGAACGTTATTCATTCGGGTGGTCTGATCCACTTGGTATGTTTGGCTCACAAGGCGCATAACAAAGCAACAAGGGAAGGGGGGTTACAAGCCCCCCTTTTTTAATCTATACTGTACGTACTAGGATACATATAACTTATATCGACTGACCTAGCAGACTTAATAGAGACGATATAAGAAGTGCTATTACACGAAAGGATTTAAAATGGCTACTACTACTTTTTCCGGCCCATTAAGAGTCGGTGAGGCCCAAAAATCGACAAACGCTCAAGTTGCCGGAGCAGTTTCTTTAGTCGCAACTGCTTTTATGGCAGACCCCACAGCAGCTACAACTACAGAACTTCGTAGAGGCTCAGCTGCAACAGGCAATTCTGCTCTTTCAGTTATTCTTCCTAAGAACGCTATCGTTACTTATATTGAAGTAGAAGCGGACGCTACAGGCGGTACAAACCCTACGTTTGACCTTGGTTGGATAGAAGTTAAAACAGACACACCTGCTTCAGACCCTGATGGTTTAATTGATAACGGTGACGCTGATGCAGGTCATACAGTATTTGATTTTGCTACGGCAACTGTAGGTGATGACTTTGGCTTCGTTATGAGTTCTGACTACCCAGTAAAAATTACTGGTGGTGTAGGTGCTTCTGCTGCAACTGGCGGAAATATCACCATGCGTATTCACTACCATGTATACGATACTACTTTTGGAACAGACGGTAGCGGATCTTAATAGGAGATAGCTCATGCAATATGATGT